ACACCGCCCAGATCTCATCGCCCCGGATATAAGGCAGCATCACTGAACCGACGATGCGCTCAATAAAGTCATCTTCGGTCAGTGTTGCTCTATCAGGGTGATTGGCGATAACCGGCAGGCCGTTACATCGCTGCAGGAATTCATCATTGAGATAAATTTTCGGATCCCGCCAGACGTGCTCTTTTATCCCCGTCCGGTAGGCCAGACCTGTGCCGGTAATGCGCAGATTCACCAGCCACATATTGGAAAATTTTACCGGTGATGGCGTGGTGCCATCCCGTATTCGCTGCGCCAGCTCAAGCTCTGTTAAATTCACGTTTGCCCTTCTCCGTTAAAAACTCATCCGGCAGCTGCTGTGGCGCGTAAACCGGTATCGCCTGGCAGCTGCAAAAAACCTCCTCGCCGGCGGCGGTAATCTCGTCATAAAAGCCGTTGACGGGCTTTATCAGCCCCTGCTCTATTGCCCAGGAATCGCGGACCAGATAAGTAAGCTCATCGCGCTCTTTGTGATCCTTACGATACTGATACCCAGGACGACGCCAGTTCGAGTGCCAGCGAAAAGCGATAGCACCGCCCTGGATGGCAACAACGTATTTCACGTTACTGGCCAGCTTGTGGCCCTGGTCGATCGCCACGCGGCGGCTGATGAAATCGAGATCGCTGACTGACTTCTGAATCTCGGCTTTCCGGGCGCGTTTGTCTGTCTCGCTCACTCCGTCTGGCGGGATGGATGAAACCCAGCCCTGAAAACGCTGAACAGTCCGCTCAATGGCCTGTTCACGATTCAGCTTTATCAGGTTCGCACTGGCGAAAATGCGCCGGTCCAGCTCTTTACGCAGATCCGGCCTGATTTTGTCCAGGGTGATTTTTGAGGGTCCGCCGGGTGGCTGGTCTCTCAGGGCACCGCCATCAATAACGAGGCGGCGATAGATGGCGGTGAGGTGTTTACGTGCCACTTCGTCACTGGGTGCTTCACGCTGTGCGGCCACGCGCAGACGCTGGCTCCAGCCCAGAAGAGATTTCTGGCTGTCCCAGCCTGATTCGACGTAGTGGTTGATCGCAGCAGTCAGAACCTCAAACAGGCTCTGCGGCTTCCTCTTTTTCCCCGCCCGGCTGGCTGACTTCATCCTGTCGCTCCGGTGGTGGTGGCGTGTAATTTGCGAGAGAATCGACGTTGATGATGAGCGGCATATCACCGTAGGTCTGCGTGCCGCTGACGATGGCGGCCAGCCATTCGGCCAGCACCGCTCTGTTTTCCGGATCCAGCGTCGGAGACATGCCCGTATAGAGCGCTGTGGCCTGCTGAATCACCTTGCTGTCGGACTCGCGCCGTTTATCCGGTGACTCCTCCACAAGTTCCTGCCACGATGCGGTAAATTCGCGTCGCCACTGGTAAAAGGTGGTTTTATAGTCCTCGGTGATAATGTCGGGATAGTCCCCCTTCAGGGCGGTAAAAAAATCCTCGTTCCAGGCAATGTACTGAACCAGCTTTTCGAAATAGTCCATCACCGGTTCAATCTGCTGGCGCACGCCATCGATGTACTGGCTGATGGCTTTTGAATCCTCTGAACCATCGCTCCATCCCTTAGAAAAGGCCTCTTCTTTAATCAGTATGGCCGGAACGTCGCTGCCGGACGCAATATCGGAGATGATGTTGTCGCGCGCCGCATTTAGCGCCCCATCGATGTTCTGCAGGTTCAGCGACTCGATGCTGTCCTTATCGCCAATGCTGATCACCCCGCCGGTACGGGCTAATTTGACCATCGCCCGCTTAGCGGACGACGCCATTTGTTTGATGCCGTTCATGATCGAGCCGTTCTGAACCGTCTTAGCCACCAGCACGCCCGCTTTCTGGCTGACCAGGTCGTTGGCCTCCATCGTCCCGATGTAAGACTTCATCGGGTACAGCACGCGCTGAAAGACGCTGCGACCGGTGAAACCAAACGTGGAGTTCTGAAACTTCAGATAAATAGGCGTGCCGTGGAAGATTTTTAACGTCCGGGACGGATGCCAGCTTTTACCTGAAATCTTCAGCGTGTTATTAGGTTTCTGAAAATACCGGCTGTTAGGATTCTGGTCGGTTACCATTGAGCCCGCTGTGTTAAGCGGATCCCAGACGTTAATGTAAACGTCCTCTTCCTGCAGACCGAACTGCGTCAGCGGCTGGCTGCAGGGGTGATTTACGATCCCCACGCCAATCGCGGCGGCACCGTAACAGCGCGAGATAAAGAAGAAGTTTTTAATGTGCTCGTTGATGTTCATACGTTCCCATGTGTCGCTGAACTGCCTGACGACACGCTCATCGGGATCGGTTTCAACGTTATACTGCCGGGGCTTGCACATCGCCATGTTGATAGGTTTCTCCACCAGCTTCCCGCCGAGCGGGTGAAACTGCCAGAGTAATTTGCACAGGTCGTAACCAGCGTCGTCTCCGGGCTTAATTTCATCACCCTGGAGAATTTCGGCCAGCCCGGCCCCCATATTGCTGTTGAGCTGAATTTCTGCCATTTGAAACCCTGTTTACAGTGCATCGTAATTGCCGAACGCGATGATCAGGCCATACGTGTAGCAGTCGAAAAGGTCATCAGCGCGTTTATGCGCTTTCGGGTCGGCCAGGTGGAAACCGGCAATCTGTCGCCAGAGGTGGTTAGCGGTCTTTTTCTTGAACTCGACCGTTTTATCGAACGCGGGTCTGGCGATTTTTGCTTTTTCCTGCCAGTGATGACCGGATGCCAGAACTGCCCTTTCGTCTTTCCCCTTAGACGTCAATACCGATTTGATGGGCTTCATATCCCATTCCTCGGTTTCGGCTTTCTGGTTGAGGATGGCGCCCATTGCAGCGTCTTCCATGAAAACGCCCTGGCTTCCATGACGGGGGCGGCAAATCTTCGCCAGCCGCTCAAGGTTGGCATAGACGCCCGGCATATATTCCGGAAGCAACGACGCTTTAATTTGCGTCACGTCCCAGTCAATGATGGTCAGCCGCGGCTCGGAATAGGTTTCTTCATAAGCGAAGTAAACGAACCCGGTACCGTCGTTTTCGCTACCACCTTTCAGCGCGGTATCTGCCACAGCGAAGATCATGTCACAGGTGTTTGGCATATCGACGGGAAGGCCATCCACCAGCAGCTTGTTCACGTCCAGCAACGCTTCTTTCGACCAATCGATAAACTTAGCTAAAAACTCCTGCTGCCATACGCGGGGGTCAGTTGTCCTCTCTATCTCCGCAAGTTCATCTGCAGGAAGATGTGGGTTTGATGAGGACGGTGCGTGATGCTCATGAAAACCATGAGCCGGGTCATTACATATGGCGTAGAAAAAGTTCTGATCGTTTATGCCGTCAGGGGTGGAAAAAACCCAGGCGCGACCGCGATAATCCACCAGCGTCGGTTTAATAGCGCGGGGCCAGATTTCTTCCAGCATTTCCGGTGATTTGGTAAATGCCGCTTCATCAATCAGGACGCAATGGTATTTACGGCCACGCCCTGCCAGTTTGTTATCGTCAGTTACCCAGAAGTCTATCTTGCCGCCATTCTTCAGCAGGATTCTCTTCTCACTGCGCGACTGCGTTTTAATCAGCGGCTTAAGATACTCAACCAGTTCGTCAAAGATTTCCTGATATTGACGATATTGCGCGGTAAAGATCCCTACGCGCCCGGCTATTGATCTCTTTGTTCCCGGTATGACGAATTTATTGGTGACATAGCTTATCGCTATATCAACCAGCATCACGGTTTTACCCCAGCGACGACCACAGCGAATGGCGTTATATCGGTATTCTGACCCTCCCGTCCAGACGCGCAGTTGTTCGGAATGTAATTCCGGTAAGAATATTTCTGCCACGGTACACCCTGATTATTCAGCGCCTGGTGGCTTCAGCGAATTGTGAATAATTATCTGCTCGTTACCGTTCGCCCCATTACGGAGGTTTTCGATTTCAGCTTCAGCTTTTTCATTTACTAGCTGTCGGTGTCGCGCCTCGAGCGGAGCCAGTTTTTGTTCCCGCACCATGTCAAACTGGCCCCGCGCCTCTGCCATGTTCTTCAGCCTTTCATCGGCATTGGCTTTAGCAATCGCTGCTTTGGTGTATTCCAGCGACTCAATGCGGGCTGTATTACGGTGCATCGCCTTTTCAGCCGCGCTGATGTTATCCAGGAGCGCCTTTTTTGCTTCCGGCGTTTCCGCGTCTTCCTGCTGCACGCGCCAGCGGCCTATGTTTTCAGCAGCGGTCAGGTTCGCAGCACGCAGCCAGAACAGCTCGTCGTCGAGCGTCAAAGCCGGGACGTCTTCGACGATGGCATCCGACAGCAACAGCCGGCGACCGTACCCACCATGCTTTAGTGCATTCTGATTTCCCGGTCGGGCGTTATAGGGGGCGCGTTTCGCACCTGGAGGATCTACGAACGCTGCTGATTCGCAGTTTTCCCGCGAAGGCGCTTCGGGGCGGCTTTTGCCCTGCTTTGGCTTCGGCGAATTCGCAGTTTTGCTCGCAGTTTTTTTTTGCGAATTCGCACCGCTGTTCGCAATTTTTATGTAGCGCTTGGCGGTCGAGTATTTCAGCCCCTGCGCCTCACACCAGTCTTTCGGGGAGATACCGGTTTTTGCATGTGCGGACAGGAACCGTTGCTGAAGTTCGCCCCAGTCCAGCTTTGCCATACAGAACAATCCTCTGATTCGTAAACAACGCTTCTGGAAAATCCGGATACCCAGACTAGCCGGGACAAAATATCTGATCTGTCCCAGCCGCTGGCCAGCGGTGAATTACAGAATTTTATAAAATACCGGTCTTTCCCGGCCGTCCGCCTGTACCCGGCACCCTTTCTGCTCGCGGAGCGAAGGCGGTTGCCGCCACAGACTGCGGGTGTTATTTGCCCCACCGCTCGCCGGGGTTACAGCAATCTTCATCGGAACGCCCTGTAGAGCGGCCCAGGACTGATTACTCAGCTTTTGAATCAGAACCCAGAATATCCACCATCGGCACACCAATTTCGTCAAACAGCAAATCTGTCCGGACCTGCGTTACCATTGCGGTTGAATGAGGATTGCCATTTTCACGCAGCCACTTAGCCCGTGGCGGCGAAGCTGTCCATTATTTCTTCCGTGGCATAAACCGGCGTGCATTCGATCGACGCGATTTGGTCCATTCGAATAAGGCGAGTTTCATCCCCGGTTTCTGCTGTGAACAGCTGTAGGAATTAATCAGAGCCGGTTACTTTGGGCTTGCAGGGTGAGTCACCAATAAAAAATGGGCACACATCTGGCGCAGACTTCAGGCCTGACACGGTTGAACTTTTAGGTGGGATAGTACTTTATGTGCCAAATAAACTTATCCGCCAGTGTTTAACTAGTCTTGATCATTATTCATTCTGGTTTAGTTAAGGCATTCCTGCCTGATGTAGTCCTGCAGGCCAGCTATCTGCTGCCGGGCTGTTTCGATTCGCTGCCTGAGGGTGAAATAATCCCGCTGAGCGGCGTCAGTAAGTCGGGCGCGGGCTGCATCATCCACGCGGGTGGTGCGGGAGGATTGACCCGCTGGCAAGGCTGGGCAGTCTGCGTGGAGCTGCAACCGCTTACGGCCATCATCAATGTCGCGCTGCAAATCATTAATCTGGTGTTGCGCACTGGCTAGCGCCTCCGAGTGGGTTTTGTCGAGTATGGCCAGACACTGCTGGCGCTGGTTGATATCGATGATGGTGGCGGTCTGCTGTCTGGCCAGCTGACTGGATTGATGGGCCGTATCACGCCAGGCTATGGCTTTATCGTGGTAGTGATCAGCCGCCCAGGCGAGAAGAAACATGACAGTGAGTGCGCCACCCGCCATGCAATATTTAATGCTCATTCACGCGGCCTCTGTCACGAACCTGCCAGAGCAAGGGCACGGACGAATATGTCATATCCGTAGGGCTGACTTCCGTTCTCGTGCCTGATGATGGCCTGGAGGAGAGGAAACAGCTTGCGGCTGTCGGTCAGGTCGACTGGCTTATCAGCATCCGTACCCGTCGCCTGCGCTACGCTGGTGATATAGGCCTGGGTGTCATTTTCGTTCGGCGGCGCCCAGCGCTGGATAATTTCGGTGATGGTTTTTAGGCCATATTTGCGCTGGTAGTTGTGTAGACTTACGATCATCGCTCGGATGCCAAATTCCGGACTAATGAACTGACAGAACGACTTATCCGTGCGCAGCGCCTGCGGCACCAATCCGTGCCAGTTGTCACCCCAGCGGATATTGCCAGGATTGTTATTGCGGATCCCGCGTGTTTTATCACTACCCTGCATGATGCTTTCCTCTCAGTAAATGGCCGACATTGCCCCGTGCGCGGCAGACCGCCACGCACAGCAGGAGGTTTATCAGTACCTCCGTCCAGTCGGTATAGAAATATTCGCCAGTAAGCACGCGGATGGTGACCGAGGCGGCTGAGACCGTCAGCAGCCAGGCCAGCCAGCCCATCAGACGGTTATGCGGTGACTTGCCGCGCCGGAACGTCAGCAGCCGCAGGGCCGTGATGGCGCAGATGATGGCGTTTGCTTCCAGCATCAGCCATTCATAGTGCTGCGCAGCCCATCCGATCGGATCGCTAATGAAAATCATGAAACCATTTATCATTAGCCACCTCCGCGAAAGCGTGACATCAGCGATGGACCGTCTTTGCTGCTGAGCGCCATCAGGATGCGGACCACTGCCGCAGATGCCACCAGCGCACCAATCGGCATATCAACTGCGGTGTTACGGGGCGTCACCGCCTCAATCAGGCTGGCGGTAAACGGTGCGGCCACCAGACCTGCTGCAAAAGACAGTGCCCCGAGGAACAGCCTCCACCAGATGCGGAAATCACTGGCCGAAGCCACAAAAATTGCCGCACCGGCAAACGCGCCGATGACGGTCGGGCCGTCCAGCGGGCCAAATAAACTCACGAGGGTGATGCCGGTTACTGCTGCCGTGGCAACACCGGTGCCGGTAACAGGCTCGGTCACATTGATTACTCCGGAAATGAAAAAGCCACAGGCCAGCCGTGCGCAGGGTGCTGGTCTTGGCTTTGGAATATAAAAAAGGCCCACCGCGAGGTGAGCCTTTGCCTGCTTAGTATTGTGACTTAAGGAGTTGCTGCGGTGCCGGATACTTCGCGGTAAGTCAGAAAAGCCAGAATCTGACTTGCCCGACACAGGCTATCATCTTAGACTACGAGTATCTGGCTTAGGCTCCACCGCTCAGAGGGATTAAACGCATTGATTAAAAGCAATACACTGTAGCCACTAAAAAAACTCCCGTGAAGAATAATCTTCAAAATCTGCTCAGTTAATCATTTTACCAGATCTGAATAAAAATTACTTTTTTCACACCCGAAATCTAATTAAAATGATAGCGTTCATTGAAGAGTCACAGCCCGTAAAGGCTTATATTCAGAACCATCACCTGTTAAAATAAGCGTCACCTTTTGACCAGTTAGCTGTGCTATTTTCAGTAAGCTCATCTCCTGAGCGTTACAGCTATCCATCCTGAATCCCTGAGCATCGCTACCCCCATAGGAGTCACTCATCATTCCCCAGCATACATCGGCATAATTAGATTTTACCCACTTTATATAGCCAGACTGTGAATAATCTCCTGCAAAACATGAAGCTGACAATAAAAACAATACACCACAGGAAACTTTGATTACATTTTTTAACATAGCGGAACTCCGTTTATTAATTTTATAACTAAAAAATTGCACTTGCAATTCTGAGAGAAATAAGTTATCTGAGCCACCTCCAACTAAATACTGCCTATTGCTGTTACTCGCAGGAACCAGTCCACAACATAGATTCAATCATTAAAATACAGAAAAAGGAGAATTAATATCCTCCCAATGCACTTAATAATTTAGCTGTTTCTTTTTTTAATGAAATATTCAGGTCTACTTTTTTATAGTTACACGTATTATTTGATGTTTTTTTCAAACCACTCAGTGATGGTTTGCTACATCCTGCAAGAAACGATGCAGAGGGGGAGAAAAGACTCTCTGAAGAAGAGCTCGAGCTCAAACTGGAATTAGACGTAAGAAATCCATCCGCCTGTGGATAATTAGTAGGTAGCGTACCGGTATTTATAGCTGGCGCGATTGAATTATCGTAATTAGGATTTAATTGGTAATCCCCATAATGAATATTATTATCAGCGTCAGCAGTAATTTCTCGGACTTGGTAAATCTGATTTGCCTGAATCGCCCACCGCGCAGTGTACTCCGCCTCTAGTTCAACTTGAACTCTTAGTCGTCTATATTGACCACGGAGATAGGTCATTGTGGGATTATGGTCTGCATATGAAATAGCTTCATCCAGAGATGACATCGCACTAAAAAAGTTATCAGAAGGTCTTATAGTGTATTCCCATACAACTGGGCTATCAGCTAAAGAATCTCTGGCCATTTGATCAATAAACTCTTGACTGCTGCTTGTTGAGATATAAGCATCTGTGCGGTCGTCAAGTGAAGAACCTGTCAAATGGGAAATAAAATCATTATTCCCCCCCCAGCTCAGGAAGCCATTATTAAATATTAACTCCGGTGGTCTGCTATCTAATCGATAAACCCAACTTGGCGGGATTGCATATGATGACAAAGAAAACAGAAACAATAAGACAAAAACAGTCACTGATTTAAACATAGCTACCCTTGTTATTTACCCTGATTCCAAACTGAAAAACAGATATATTGAATTATTTAAACAACACAAAACCACAACGCCCTGTCACACGGTAGAAAGCAAAAACCCCGCCGTGATGGCAGGGTTTCGATGATTATGTGCTGGTACGCTGTGACCACTTATAGCAGAATAATAGCGACTTTGTCATGACACAACTCATTTCTGCTTTAGCGTAAAATTATTTTCTTTCAGGCATTCCCGGTCCATTTCGAGCCTGATATCAAGAGCACAAAGCACACCCTGAATAAAACTCTCCCCCTGCTGAATACGGACTGAAATTGTGTTGTATGAAATACCCAATACTTTTTCGAGCGAGCGAAGCGTCATGTCGTCGATATAGTATTTCTCCAGTAGCGCACAGAGATATTGATCGTGCCTGCTCAGACGAACCATCGCCTCATTGATGAACATTCCGTCATCATCGCAGCATGACACGCGCCCCTGAAAACTGGCAGGAAGCAGTCTTGACAAACCGGCAGCCGTTCTGGGATAGCCGATATTACTTTCACCACTTGCTGCCCACGCACCCCAGCGAGATAAGACCATCTGAATATCACGCATTACGCTACCGCCTTTCGATTAAATTTGAGTTTATGAGTATTCACTGAAATGTCTCTCCCAGCTCTGTAGTACGAACCAGCCGGGATTTGCCACTGAGCATCTGTCACTTTTTCACCGTTACCCCACAAAGCCAGAGCGCACATCGATATGTAGCGCATGATTATTTTCTCATGCTCTCGCCAAACGTCTTCTCGAGTGTTTTCAACGTACTCCGCTATTTCATCGGCAATGAGGCAGAGGCACTCATGATAATCGCAATTACCTATGGCGATTTGACAGGCATTATCCTTAACCTCTTCAAAGCGCGCTTTGGTAAAAAAGTAAGACATTTCACGGATAAGCCTGTCCATTATGCAATCCTCGTCATGTTGTTAATTTCCCAGTCAGAATCGAATTCGCTCTGCGGCTTACCCAACAGATAGTTAAATGCCTGCATACCGTTTTCCGGAAAGTGGTGCAAGCGCGTTTCAAATGTGGTGCCTATGTCGCCGATCCAGCCCTCGCTTTCTCACTGCTTCAGCAGCCGAAAAATTGACAGCGGTATATCGAGCGCTCGCTTCTCATTTTCGTCCAGTCCCTGCGGCCCCTGTTTATCAAGTTTGCGGGGAATATTGCGCCATATGAACACCATGTTGTCCGACATGTCGATCTGTGCGCCAGGACCTTTAATGTCCATTTTGCCGGTGGGCACGAACTCATCTTTTTTACGGATATGCGTGACCAGAATGACATGGCAATTGTGTTCATTTTTGAAGTCACACAGAGCATCGATAAATCTATTTTTGCCCGTATGAGTCTTCCTTCTCAAAACCACACTTCGCCAGGTTATCGACGAGGAACAGCTTAATACTCTTCTGGCGGCGTGCTGCATGATCGGTGCCGTGCCGCTTATGTATTCGCCCTCGAATTGCTGGGCGCGGCTGTAAGGTGGGTTAGCGTATGCTGCTCCACCAATGGTGCTGAGACGGGCGCGCCAGTTTTCAGTTAGGGCGTTATCTTCAGCGGTGTAGTAATGCTCGCATTTTGAGTTGTGGTCTTCAGTGAAAAGGTCAAGCGTGAACGGGTTAAATCTCGCGTTAATTTCCCACCAGATAGCCTCCGGTGTACACCACTGGTCGCCGGCTTCTTTCAGTCTGTGTGAATCGCGGTTACGAAGTTCTTCAAGTGCTTTGCAGTATGGATTGTGGTTCACGCGGCGTACTCCCGGAGCTGGGCAGCGGCGTTTTCTGCTTCATGAAGCGAACTAAATGGACGGTGGAGAATATGCAGCCAGAGGACGTTTAAAGCGGCTTTATAGACTTCGCGGAATTCGTCTTCTGACATGCTGGCATAGGATATGGAACGCGCCTCCCGGCGAACGGTGCCATCAGGGAGGATAAACTCATCCCAGAATCCAGCCGTTATGACCACCCATTTAAGGTAGGCCTCGAACGACTTAACCAGCACTACGCCATCAGCGCGACGGTGCCCGAGATTCTCCAGCCAGACATCCAGCGTTTCATCCAGAATATTCTGGTGGCCGGCAATCGATATCAGGTAATCAACGTAGCCGCGCAGCAGCTGCTTTTCCAGCTCGGTTATGGTGCCGGCCGTAGGCGTCCAGTATTGAAAGCCAAGATTGAGCAGGGAAAAGAAGAGCTTATGGAAGCGGTGATTTCGCGCCTGCCTGACATCGCAGTTGAACAGGATTCCGTGTTTCAGACGACGCAGAAATTCGCTGGCCTCGAGTGTTGCCGGGGTCAGAGTGTTTGATGCAGATTTTACAAATTTCAGTAACAGCGCCATGGGACTCTCTCCATTGGCGCAGCAGATTGCCGGGTGTTCAGGCCGACGGATGGATTATATCTCAAGGCAACACGCCTTTGTAGCCCGCGTTTTCCATTATCGCCTCAAGGGTCTCCGGCGTGAGAATTAGCGCATCATTGCCAAATTTGTCCCAAACAAGCAATCCTCTCTCGGTATAAAAAATATACCGCTCACCTTCCGATGGTCGCATCCTGCAAATTACTTTTTCATCTGAACTCCGGACTACAAAATATTCTTCATTGTTTCCATTTACAGCCATACACTCCTCACGCTTCAATTCAGTTAAGACCTATGGATGGTGCTATAAAGCAATGAGACGGGAGATTACTCTGCCATAATTGGACCGTGTAGTAGTTTTGTGACTACTACACAGTAATTAACTTCTAAGCTAAAATTCTCCGTTTATCTAAGCAGGATAATATGCCGTTTAGTTATAAAACTTCGAGGAACATATGTATGCCAATTATTTACCCTGACATATTCAACAAGGGCATTAACATTTCTCACTCCAATTTTGTCATAAATCCTCCCAAGCCTGGCACTTATCGCTGACAAATTAATGCTCAGAATCGCTGAACACTCTCTCAATGAATGGCGTTGTCTCAGGAGAAATATTAAATTCCATTCTTTGTCCGTAAAGATTCCGTCCGGTGCGGTCAGTATGATTGACTCTGGTTTACACTCTGTTGAATAAAATCGCAGAGACAAATGCTCGGCCAATCTTCCGTGAAATATTGTACCAATGACATTATTGTCATCATCATAAAACGGTATTTTATCGAAAAAATAGGCACTTAGCCTTTTTTCATGGCCGAACTCATGGATTTCCAGCGACGATTTACGTTTTTGCAGCGTCTCAACCAGTCGATCGTGCGCCTGAAATTCTGCAGCAAAATCGGATGTGGGTGCTGGCAGCTCGCTGTCATATCGTCCAGTGATATCGAATCCAACCGGTAAATCCAGAAGTCTGCTGTAGGCTTGATTAGCGTAAACAAACTGTGACTGGAGATCTTTTACACCATAGGGTTCGTCGAGATTCTCCCAGGTGTTGATGAACATTGCGGGGATTTCCGGGAAGGCAGATGCTCGTTTGCTTCTTTTCATAGTGTCTCCTTATTAAAAATTCAGGAGGCGGTCCTTTACCTGAGAGCTGAGGAAAGGAGAAGCAAAAAAGAGCGATTCGGAGAAGAGGGATTGGGTGCGTTAAGGCCAGCTGCAACAACGTAAAGAGTTGGCGGAGATCACTCCCCGCCGGTTGCTCTTACTTAGATTCGTAATCCATGAATACAGCAACCTCAGTGTGGCCGGTTCAGATTCGTACCTCACAGAGGTCTTTTCTCGTTACCAGTTAGACGGCCAGTGCCGCCCCGATGACGATGGTGGCGATCAGGATCGCCGCTTGCTGCTTCATGGTTGCTTCTCCTTGCTTTTCGGCGCGTAAGAGGCTACCTTTATGTTGTCGAAGCATAAAGATTGGGCCTCAGGTTGATTTATAGTCTCCTGGGGCTTTTCTCTTTCTGGCGTCGGCAAATGCTTAAGGCAGAAAGCCTCAAGCACCCGCAGCGATTATATATCACTTTGTTAATGATGGCACTGCGTTACGACTCCCCGCCCAGTGCCTCAAAGATTTCCTCTGCCAGCTGCTCACCATCGGCATAATCGACATGACAGTGGGCGATAAACAGATCCCAGTTTTCTTCCAGGAACTGGCGCACAGTCAGCGCCTGAAAATCATCAAGTTCGGACATAGACTCCTCCATAAAAAATGCTGATTACTTCAGCGCCAGCAGCTGCGCCAGCGTCATATCTTTAATCTCGTCTTTCGACATAACGCGATAGCCCTGCTTTTCCATCCAGCCACGAACCCGCTCAACAGTGGCGACGATTGCATCGGCGGGAACTTTTTCGGTGTAGCTGATTTGATGATGCTCGTCGAAATGGATCAGGAGTGAATGGCCGTCGCCCTGGATGATGTCGTTATCTTGAGGAGCATTAACTATTTCTGACTTTTTGCAGAAGTAGCTGTCTTCCAGCTTTTCGAAAACCTCCCACGCCTGATCGGTCTCAAGCATTTTTGCATGGCGGGCTGCGCCGCGTTCTGTCCAGAGGATGAGGGAGCGAACGTTGCGGGCGATTTTCACAGACCCACTTAAAGATGGTCTGTGCTTCAAATCACGTAACTCTTCGCCTTCAATTTTGAAGAAGTGTTTTCCGGCCACAAAGCGATCCGCATTTCTAGCATAATTATTTTGGATATTTTTAACGTCCGCGCTGTAGAGGTGTGCAAGCAGTTCGGTGGTGATAACAGGAATCTGGTTGTGAGTAATCGGGGAAAGAGTTTCGACAGAAATTTGAGTTGTCATGGGATTTACCTTTTCAGTTAGGTTAATCACCACCTTTGAGACCAATCTTGGGTGGTGAGTTGTACGGAGTTGGTCTTACCGGCTGAAAAGGACCCGGCGCGGATTTCTCCGCCCCCGCACAACCCACCATTGAGATGTGACTGTGCTTTGCGCATAAAAAAACCACGGCTGGCGTGGTATGCGCCTTCTCAGATATCCGGGAGACCAATCCCGACAGCCGATTTTGCGGCTGCACGGCGACTATAGCCCCGGATATCTGTTGTCGTCAATACTCCCGCCAGGCTAAACTCTCAGCATCGCCTGTAACTGAAAGGACTTAAGATGGCTCAGGTTTGTTTTGACACGCTGAAATTTGTGGAAACGCTCGAAGCCGCCGGACTTCCCGCTGCTCAGGCCCGCGCCATCTCTGCGGCTGTTAAAGAATCTCACGAAGCAGTTGATGTAGCTACAAAATGGGATTTGGGTGACCTTAAAACCGAAATCGATAATCGTTTTGATAAAATCGATGCAAAATTTGATGCCGTTGATGCAAAAATTGACAAAATTGGCCTACAACTTACTGTCAAATTTGGCGGCATGCTGGTCGTTGCCGTAGGCGTTCTGGCTACCATCTTCAAGTTTTCCCATTAAGAACCAGCCCATGCGGGCTGGTTTCTAAGATCACACCTGTTCCCTGAAATATCCCATTGCCGCTTTTTTGCGGCTAATCTGACGTGCGATGTTTTCAATCTGGGAAAGCCAGCGCATTTCGTTTCTGAGTTCGCGACGGCGCTGGCGCACCCAGGCCATGGTCGGAAACTCCTGCAGATCGTCAGGATTGGACCAGATAACTTTCAACGGTGTCTGGTTGGCAGTAGGGACTTTACTGGTCACGTCTTTTACCACGCTGGTACTTTCTGGTGCTGCATTTGCTGAAACCGATGCACTTTTCTTCTCAGCTGGTAACGCCCCCTGCTCAACTGGCAAGCTCCAGTGCATTCCGTCCCTGTAAACAGCGCCCTCTTCCTGCAGCTCACGCAGCATATTCAGGGCATCGGCAGAATCAATTTTCACAATGGCCGCCAGCTCACGCACTGTGGCTTTGCCGGTTCTTGCCAGAATATCGGTCAGTTTTTCCATGAGCATTTCCTCTAGATCAATGTGTCCGCGCTGCACGCAGCAGACGGTCAAATTCGTTAAATCGCATGATGTACGCCAGTTCTGCCTCGCAGAAGCGGACCGGCAGCCGTGATTTACCCTCAGTACTGCGCCCGGTTACAGCAGCAGAACGTTCATAAAATCTCTCGCTGACGCTGTGCAGATGATAGGCACGATGCTTGCCACGGAGTGACGTTACCAGCCGGCAGTTTGGCCAGCCCTTCAGAACCTTAAGCGCCACCCACAGACTTTCAGGGTCATAGCCCGGTTTTGCGTCACGCAACAGCGCGTGCATTTCAGGTACCGTCAACGTTTTGCCCAGCATGATTTTTGCCAGTTCCGCGCCGGTGATTTTCGTTGCTTTTCCCATTGTTAATTCTCCGCGTTTTTCAGAATTTATTGCCGATAAGGCTGTTCCGCACCTGAGGCCTGAAACTTCCCCATGTGAAATTAACCCAGATGCTGTCATTCATTTTCAGCCGGTCCATTACCCGCTCTCCCAGCAGCTGCGCCAGTGACGCATGGTTCAGGTTGGTCAGGATCCCGACCGGACGCAGCGACGATGTCCGCCGGTCCACTATCTGATTGAGGATGACGCGTTCGTTCTGCGTGTCACGCTGTACGCCCACCTCATCGATGACGAGCAGGTCTACATCACACAGGTCATCGAGAAACTTTGCCTCAGACATGCTGCCGTCATAACACGCCCTGAGCTGCGTCATCAGGTCAGCCACCGTGACGATTAGGACCGTTTTGCCTGCGGCAATCAGCTGATTACCGATTGCCGCCGCCAGATGATTTTTCCCGGTACCCGGTGCCCCGCTGAACACGAATCCACCGGCGCTGGTGCCGGAGTTGGCCAGCCAGGATTTTGCCTCGCTGTAGGCTTTTTGCTGCGCTTCGCAGGTAACCCGGTAATTTTTGAACGTGCAGCGCTGGTGCAGCTGGCGGATACCAGAACGTCCCATTAGCTTCGTTGCGCGAGCCTGACGGTTCTGCGCCTCGAGCGCTTCGCAGCTTCTGCGCCCTTCCGCCTGCTGCCATGCCTGCCACTCTGCCACCGTGGTAAATTTCGGTGTGATGCCCGCTGGTGCCAGCCGGTTGAACCGCGCCAGCAGTGCTGATGCCTGTTTCATCGCTACCCCCTGAATCCGTCCGGTATGTCGTGATCGGCTGGTGATATGCAGTCGATGCGTCGCACAGCCGCAGCTGGCGGTGACCATGAGTTCTCAAAATGTCGGTCCGGCCCGAAAAACGTCGACGCACGCTGCACGAATTCCGTCCCGACCTTGCCGGTGACCTGCAGGAAATTTACGTACCGCCGGACGCCGTCCAGCATCGCTTCGGGGCTTGCGCCCTCCCGTCGTCGGGTATGCCAGGCCCTGTACGCCGGCTTTTTAGGGTTAGCGCCGGCGCGGCCGGGATATTCCTGCCACGCCAGCTCGAACTCTGGCGGATACCCGGCATCGGGTTTTTTCGGGGCGCATTTTCCGGCAGCGTCCGAATCGGCTTCTGGATAGTCCGGTGAGTCCACAGCTGAAAAATCCTGCGTAGGTTCACTGGCGTTTTTTTCGCCATGAACCAGAGTGTTTTCAGGTTTTAGATCTGTATCTTTTTCTGTATCTGTATCTTTATCTGGGGCGTTACTCTGCGTTACACCTGCGTTACCCTGCGTTACATCAGGGCAAATTACGCCATCGCCACCAGAGGGCATTGCCCGCCTTCTGTCCCGCGAAGCCCTGACACGCGCGGCAGAATCGTCTTCGCGCTTGGGTTGACGTTTTGCCCAGCCAGTGACGGCATCACCATCGAGAACCTTTCCCTGCATGGCTGACAGAATCTGCTCGACCTGTTCAGGATCGAGGTCTAATGAACTTGCGACATCGTCTGCGCACAGGTTTTTGATTACGCCGCGTTTGCCTGCGTTACTCTGCGTTACACCTGCGTTACCCTGTATTTCAGTGACACTTGATGCGTTAACCAGCACATGCAGATACACTGCAATAACGTTGCCAATACTCTGTCCCGACTTCCGGGCTATAGTCCGCCACTTTGGGTCATTGGGCATGTCGTGCCACAATCGCAGCCAGGAATTAGCCATAAAAACCTCTTAAAACCGGCGTTCTGAATCGCTCTCACCGGATGATTGCAGTACCACATAGAGCAGAATAAACAGGCAGCCACCAATAAAGGCGCCCCCCAGTACCAGAAAAAACATTGTGACCAGAAGGCCTGCCATATCACTCAAAGTGCTCTCTCTTATCCTTTTTGATTTACGTCAATCAAAACAGCATCCTGAATGGTGCCGAACCTTCCTCCGGATATTCTTAAGTTCCGACACTAAAGAACCAAAGGAGGTTCGACATAATGACTTCGGAAAGCTTCTGGGGTTGTGCCCCATCAATCCGATTTGACGCTAATAACGATAGATATGTTTTGCATCTTGAAAGAATCTGTCTTCGAAATGACCCTCGAGGTAAGCCTGGAACTGTTGTTTTTGACGACGTCGAGCCTCTTCTCGATCAAAATTCAGTATCACAGCTACTGACCCAGCTCCTCGTGCTGGAAAAAGCTCAGGCATAAGCCACTTAAGAGTGTAAAACGCTAGATTACGGGCAATGCGTCTGCGTATTGTCCGTTCCTTTTTGATTAGCGCATCGTTGTAGGCTTTTACTTCGGGTGAATAGTCCACGAAATATTTCCTCGTTAATGAATTAATGCATTACCGGCAGGCCCGCTGCCGTCCACACGATCAGACAGCGCGATAATGGCGCCAATCATGGCTTCCATTTCACGGTCAATTCGCTCTTTGCGTAATACCAGGTCCCTGTAGGTCTCGGACGAATGGCTTCGCATACGCGCCAGCAGGAACACCGGCATCGCTTTTTCGATCGCAGGCAGCAGCGCCTGCATCTTGCGCCGGGCGTCCGGCGTGTCGTTTTCAGCCCAGCGGTAGATTTTCTGGACGTTATTGCCCTGGGCATTGGGGTGATCGCTGCTGTAGAGCAGGCCTGACATCCCCAGAGCAAAATAGGCATCCGCTATTGCGTTCGCAGGGACCTTGCGGCCGTCCGCAGCGCGCGCCCAGGCGAGCAGCGCATCACGAATGTGCGCATGTTTGATTTTCATGATTCGGATTCCCTTGGCCTAAACAGCTATTGTCCGCTCTAGATTCAACCGCGTCAGTTACAAAGGGGTATAAGTCGGGGCGGAGTTCGTGGGGTGTTACACCGGTGAATTCTGCTATTTTTCTCACTCTATCTGGGGGCACCCCTGAACGACGCCAGTGGCTTACGGCCATTTTTGTAACACCCATCAGACGGGCCAGCGCTGCAGCAGAGCCGACCGCTTGTACTGCTTTTTCAATTCCAGGCATAAGACCTCCTTTAGATTACAAGTAAAGCTAGGATTTACTTAAAAGTCAACCTTTACATGCCTGATTAAGGGTAAACAAATGCTTTACAATAAGAGCATGAGCGAAAAAATAACCGATTCGGGCCTAATAGACAGGCTCAAAGAACTCAATCAAAAGGGCCTGTCAAAGACTGAAATGGCGCGCGTAGCCGGAGTAAGTAAACAGGCAGTTACTGGCTGGTTTAAAAATGGAACTCTCAGTAAAAGCTCCGCGATTGCTATAGCTGATGCGGCTGGAGTTTCTGTGGAATGGTTGTTAGGAGTGCATGTTGATAAGGCTTCGGGACTTAAAGAGAAAGAATTGAAACTTTTAGAGTTATTTCGTCAGCTTCCTGAGCCTGAACAAGACAGGTTTATTGAAACTATCAATTCCCGGCTTGAGGAGCTGGACGATTTTGTACAGAAATACGTAAAAAATCGATTCATTAAGAAATAATCCCTTCCCAACCGAGGCCTGCCCGAGGCCTCTACCCTAAAATCTTTTCTCCTCAAGTACACACTTGCGCTTAATGCTGTACCAAAGCCTTAGACGGCAATACCATCGCTCAACAAGCAAGCCAAGTAAACCCAAACCTTACCAAAGGTAAACCTTTTACTTGACTAAAATGTAAAGTTGCGGTTTACTTGCTTTACATTAGGTGATCACCCAGGCAGGAAGCCCACGAAGTAGCCGCACCAGGCGTATGAAGATGGTGATGAGGTGAGTTAATCGCGCAGCAGATAAACGTTCCGCTGGCCCGGCGTGAGGGCAACAAACAAGAGGATTACGTTATGGAAAACCTGATCACCTTACGTAAACGAGAAGCTGAATTTTTTGGGGGCATGGATTACGCAGCACGCCGTGACGCAT